GCTCTGGGTAGAACCAGTACCTCTGTACAAAACCGTATTGAACGCCTCAACCTCTGCATCGTCTTGGAAGTTCAGGTGAAATCCATTCGTACCCATTGTGAAGTCTGTGGAGGTGACGTTCTTAGGAACCCATACGCCGTTCTTGGTTTCACCGAAATCTGAGGCTGTGTGGGCTGTACCGTCAATCACGAACACTTCAGCCATGTACCCGTCAAAATAGTTACTAGTAGATAGAACGCCAATACGATGAGCGACGCCATTGGCATTAAAGTCAATCGTAGCGTTTTGAGTTGGATAACGACTTGCGCCACTACCAACAGTGTAAGTAGACAAATCTTCTTGGACACCGTTTACATATATTTTAAGCCTATCTGAATCTGTTGCTTGAGTAGTGTCAAAAGCAAATACAAAGTGATACCAAGCAGAAGGGTCACGAAAAAGTCTTGCGCTAAATATCTGCAATCCGCCACTAGCCGCACCAAAATCGTAGATGTAAAACTTATCGCTAGTATTGAATTGTATTAACAGCCCATTGCCATCGGTATTGCCGCAAAACAATGTTTGAGTTGTGCCAAGGTTTCCACGCTTAAACCATCCAGAAAGTGTAACCTTTTTTCCATTTGTTGGGGCAGACGCAGGAGTCCAACTCAGGTACGCACTGTCATCATCATTAAACCGCAATGATCCGTTAAGTGTCTTTGGGTAGAATCCTCTTGACGAGGATTGCATTGCGTGACCTTGAATGATCGCCATAAGTTATGAACCTTCAGTAAGAGCCGGTGTAGCTGACAGATAGACGTTGGTTCCATCTGGGCAGTAGTACGACATGAGGTACGTCCCTGCGACATTGATGGTTGTGAGATCAGCGTCGGACAAGAATACGTCAGCCGCCACAGTGATAACCTGTGGTGTTGTATTCACAAGCAAGATCATGCCTGTCTGTCCTGCTGTCTCATTGGTGAACGCTAGGTCAATCGCACCTGTTGGTGTACAAGTGAAGTAGTTACTTGCATTGAGATCAAAGCTACCGTCATTGTCGGCAGTCACAGTGCCACGCTGAGATGCAGTGAAGCTCTGCGCTACGTCAGTCTTGGCTGTGTCAGCGTCGTAGGCTTGGACTGTGGAGCCGATGTCCGTTGTTTCGAGCATATTCGCAATATCAGCATCGACAACGATAGTCGCATCGTAGGCTTGGACAGTAACCCCAATATCCGCATCCTTCAGGATTGTTGCATCCGCAGTCTCGTAGGTACCGAAATCGCTAATCTGGGATTCCGTAATAGATAGCGAAGCTTGGTGCTGGGTTACAGAAGACGCCGTGATATTTTCGTCCGGTACGTCTGCCCATGTTACCGCCGATGTGAGGTCGTTTGTTTCCGTAAAACTCGTGAGGTAACTCTGGAGATCGCTGATTTGAGACTCGGTGATTGTTGCGTTGGCATCGACGTAGGTTTGCACATCAGTCATCGCAACCTGTTTCATCGTACCCGCATCGTTGACAACTACCCGGTCAGTACCCACGAGAGTCGTTGCAGTAGCCGTTGTATCACCATCTATAACGTTAACTTCAGTAGCTGTTGCGGTAACATTCGTGAGGTCTGTTGTCGCGATAGAAATGTCGCCTGTACCATCAAATGAGTTACCAGCAATGTTGCGGGCTGTAGCTAGGGCAGTCGCTGTATCGGCATTACCTGTAACGTCCCCCGTTACATTCCCGGCAACGTTACCCGTCAGAGGGCCTACAAAACTCGCGGCCGTAACCGTTGTCGTTGAGTCGATCTTAGCTCCGGTGACAGCATCATCAGCGATACCGGCCGTTTGAATCTGTGGACCTTCCCCAGTAGTTCCGTCGTGGGAATGGCCCGTCGATGCATTAAAGGCCGCCTGAACCGCATCAAACTCTCCATCGAGGTCCGACGCATTGATGACGTTACCATCCGCAATATTATTAGAAGTATCGTTACGAACGTATCCAGTTCCCATTATTACCTCCGACCGTACTGGCCGTATTGTAAGAGCATTGAGTCAAGTGAATACGGGGGATCATCCGAAACACTTGTGAAGTTAAAAGCAACCACGTTGCCCGACCCTGTCAGTTGGGTGTCAAATATGTACTGAAGTCTGCCGCCAAAAGAGCCGCCACCGTACTCAGCCTGACCATAGAAAGCAACCTGCGCCGCTACGTTTGAGAACTCGACCTCGTCAGGTTGTACGACATCTGTCTCACCAAAATCAAACTCCGTAGACATCTCCGCAATAAAACCACCTTGCGGATCGAGAAATAGTTTTGCTTTGTAAAGACTCTTTCGTGTTGTCGGGTCAGTGATAGAAAGAGCTGGGGTCTTAAAACTCGCAGGTATTTCAGCACCGTCAAAACTATTGCCCGACTCCATTTGGTAGACGTAGCCGTCGTCATTTGCGAACAAAACGTACTCGGTGTTATCGTTCAAGCTACTCGAGGCAACGTAGGCGTTGATACCGCGGAGTTCCGCCCACGCCATGCCTTCCCCGCCTTGTTCCGCAAACTGAGTGCCGAGAATTCCTCGAGCCGCTCGATCCGTATAACTTTCGTTGTAGCCGAGCAATCGGTATTGTGACTTACCCCGAATAACAACACTTGAGAACGTGCTAGACGCCCGGACAAACGCAGACATTGTTGGCTGTATTAGCTTCGATACAACCGCGAGTCCAAAGTCATTGTTCCTGTCTGTTGCACTGAGGAGACGTAAACCATCAGGGCCCAAGAACATAATATCACCACCAACTTCTTGGGCAGTGTCAGGACGTACTGCGCCAATATCACGGGTAACAGGTACGACGTTAAAATCTGCAATCGTTGACCCGGATATTTGGTGGATAGAACCTTCCGTAAAAATAAAGAGGTTTTCGCGGAAAGAGATCATGTCTGTGATCGCTCTATCAAACTCTATTGTACCGGCACCAGAGGCTGGTGTAAAGTCTGTGTCGCTAAAAGGTGCTGAAAATGTTAGGGTTGTTGCTTTTGCAAAAAACAGATGGTTCTTGTGCTCAATAACATCTGTCGCACCATCAATGTCTCCGGTCCCTGTTGTGATCTGTGCAAAGGTTGTACCATCAAACTTATACGGAAGGTCATTGCCATCCGTAATAATCAGTACGTCATTAGAACCGAAGTGATGTTTTGCGAAACGAGTACGGGCTGATCCACTAATATTTATACCGGATGAACTGTAAGTTGCGTTGTCTGTAAGTTGCGTCCAACCCGAGCCGCCCGATTGATAGACGTGAGTTCCGCGAGTAGCAATGGCTGATTGCTCAAACTCGACAACCCCACGAATTGCACCGCTACCGGCTAACTGAGCGTCATCCCATTTGGAATAGCCCTCGATACGACGATAGCCACCCTCAACCGATGGCTCGAAATTACGGAGAGTTACCGCAGATCCCGGAAACTGGAGCCCTTGTTGTACAGGTGCCATATTTGTAATTAGGCCACCTTTAAACTCGAGCGGGAATGTTTGCCATCTATCCATTTAGAAAGACCTAAAGTAGGCGTTCTCATTGATGAGAAGGGTACGCATATTCTTGATACCATTCTCGAATTTATTCTGAGACATGCCCGCGAGTTCAATGTTATCGCGGAACATGTATGCGTAGTACATCATGCCGTCGACAACAACATGCCGGAATCTTTCGGGTACTGTCGGTACATCATCGTACGACTCAAGATCCACCGGCTCCATGTAAAACTCGTACTCAATCTCGTACGCTTTATCTGGCATCGGAACAATCGCAAAGTTCTCGTCCGGCGTCCTCGCTACATTTCGGGGTACGCCCCCTACGGCTGTATTTGTCTCGTACTCCTGATCGATGTATTTATCTAGGTACTCGATGTAAGTCATTTGTACAAGACGACGACCCTCGCCTACACTGAGATTAGTATTTCTCTTGACGCGGAAAGAACTAAAGTCAACGTACTTCGTATTGTCGGGAACAGCATACCGAGACACCCCGGCAGTTAGGGTAAGCTCTTCCTTATTGTGGTTGTACGGCCAAAAGAAGTGCGCTTGGTTAATGTGGCGTATAGAAGAGTTTACTGCTTCTTTTAATGTTGCGTAGAATCCCTTCGCTGTATCGAAGTTGCTCGATGTTAGCTGAGTTTCGTTGAGGCGTAACGCACCATCATTTACGAGTCCTAGAAAGTTATAGGCCATTATGAACGCTCCCGTACACGTAGGTTGACTTCACGGGCTGTCGTGATTTTTGCGTTGGTTTTGCTCGAGACACTCGTGCGGACTTGGCACTGAAGTGTGTACGTCGTATTCGCTGTCCCTGCATCCAAAACAATCGTCGCAGTTGTCGTGGTATTAGTCGTGCTGTTGACCGTGAGGCCATTGACAGTGTCACTACCTGATATTGTCTGGTACACACCGTCCGCATCCTTGATCTTCCACACAACGGCGTCACCCCCTGTGTCAATCGTGAGGTCGCCTAAATAACGAGACCAATCGACTGTGTAGTCCAAAATCTCATCGGGGTCTTTATCGGGAAACTTCAATGCCATTTTATGCGGCCACCTTTAATTCTCGTGAAACTTCTTGCGTAACATAAACTATGCGTGATTCTGCACCCGTAAC